CCCATTTGTGGAAAAAAATCCGATTTTTTGAAATGCACGCTAGGCTTGACTTTTAGAAAAGTTTTGATTTCGTTTGATTTGGGGTACACTAAGATTAAATAAATCAAAAGGAGTTTAAGATGGCAAGAGGTGGATATAGGGAAGGAGCGGGAAGGCCCCCAAAAGTAGCGGAGGGGCCGCCCCAAAAAGCAGAAATTAAAACAGCGAATATTGATACGGATTGCGCAAAGGATGAGCCTGAGTCGATTTATTTTTTTCGCCAAATTATGAAAAACAATGATGTTGACCTGAGGATTAGAATGGACGCGGCGCGGCAGCTACTCCCTTATCAAGCCCGTCGTCTTGGCGAAACCGGTAAAAAAGAAGAGCGCGAGAAAAAGGCAAAACAGGCGGCGTCGAAGTTTGCGACACCTCAGCCACCAAAATTAGTGAGTGGTGGTAAGTGACCCCACCCAGTACCTCGTGCCTGGATTGGGTTGAGCGGCTTAAAGACGGGCGCTCGATTATCCCGCCTCCTTTGTTTCCTGATCAAGCAGAGGCTGCGCTGTCGGTTCTGCGTCAACTGAAAATTGTAGACGCGCCAGGTTCACCTACAATTGATGAGTCGTGTGCTCAATGGGTTTTGGATTTTGTGGCATCGGTTTTTGGCGCATACGATCCAGAGACTGGCAGAAGGTTAATCAAAGAATGGTTTGTGCTGATCCCAAAGAAAAACAGTAAATCAACCATTGCAGCAGCTGTAATGCTCACAGCACAGATTTTAAACTGGCGTAATTCGGCTGAGTTTACGATCATTGCGCCGACTGTGACCGTTGCAAAAAATGCGTTTACACCGGCTCGGGACATGGTCCGTCATGATGATGAGCTGGTTGATTTGATGCACATCCAAGAGCACGTTAAGACCATCCGACATAGAGGCAATGAGGCTGAATTGCGAGTGTTGGCGGCTGAGTCCAACACGGTGGGCGGGTCAAAGTCGGTTGGGTTGCTGGTAGACGAGTTGCATTTGTTTGGCCAGATGTCAGGGGCTGGTTCGATGTTTACCGAGGCTCAGGGTGGATTGGCGGCCAGACCTGAGGGTTTTATTATTTGGCTGACGACACAAAGCGACCAACCGCCAACAGGCGTATTCCGTGAAAAATTGCAATACGCAAGAGATGTAAGGGACGGGAAAATAGTTGACCCTGAGTTCGTACCGATTATTTATGAATTCCCGGATGAAATGATTGATGATGATAGTTTTCGGGACCCTGATAATTTTTACATAGTGAACCCAAATTTGGGATACTCGGTTGACGAGGCGTATTTGCGCCGTGAGTACAAAAAAGCCGAAGTTGAGGGACAGGAGAGTTTACAAAGGTTTTGCGCAAAACATTTGAACGTCGAAGTAGGCGTAAATTTGCGCTCAGACCGATGGAAGGGTGCAGACCATTGGGAGCAATGTTTTGTTGAGCCGTTTAGCTTAGATGATTTAATTAAGCGGTGTGAAGTAATAGAAATTGGCATTGACGGCGGTGGTCTTGATGACATGCTTGGTTTTTGCGTGGCAGGTCGAATAACCGGTACTGATGATGAGTGGATGACGTGGGAGCACGCTTGGATTCATACCTCAGTTTTGGAGTTGAGAAAGAAGGAGGCCAGCAGGTTTGAGGATTTCCAGCAAGAGGGAAGTTTGACGATTATTGAAACCGCTGGCGAAGACGTTTCTCAGGTAGCGGATATTGTAAAAAAATGCTACGACTCGGGGTTGCTGGATAAAATTGGTGTAGACCCCCATGGCCTCGGTGGTATTATCGAAGCAATCGAAGCAAGAGACGTTCCCGAAGATTTCATTCTAGGTGTGTCGCAGGGCTGGAAAATGAACGGCGCGATTATGACCACAGAAAGAAAACTGCAAGCCAAAAAAATTAACCATAGTGGCTTGAAGCTAATGAATTGGTGTGTTGGAAATGCGAAGGTTAAGCAGGTAGGAAACGCAAAAAGCATTACAAAACAACAAAGCGGGTCAGCAAAAATTGACCCGTTAATCGCTTTGTTTAATGCAATTTCTCTGTTATCATTGAACCCAGAGTCTAAATCTGGTATAGATGACTTTATAATGAACCCCATTAAAATGAGGTAATCTTGGCTATCCTGCGAAATTTTTTATCTTTTTTTGGTAGCTCGCAGGGCTTGACGCAGCGGCCAGGGCTTCAGATGTCTTACCGGCGATCAGAGCCTTCAATACCAGCAGCAAGAGTTAATTTTGACACGGCGCTTAGTGTATCTGCTTGGTGGGCTGGGTGTAGATTGTTGGCTGAAACGGTCGCTTGCTTACCAATCAATTTTTATCGTATTGACGGCGACAAAAAAACGCCAGACAAAAGCCACCCCCTTTGGTATTTGCTCAACGTTAAGCCAAACCGCTACCAAACAAAGGTCGAGTTTTGGGAAACGCTCATGCTTAACCTGGTGACGGATGGCAATTGCTATTCTTCGGTTGAGCGTATGAATTCTACAGGCCGTATTATTTCGTTGTTGCCGTTGATGTCCGCCCAGACTCAAACCGAATTGCTGAGTGACGGCGAGATTATTCACAAGTATTTAACCCAAAACGGGGCCAAAGTTTTTTCTTCTGAGTCGGTTTGGCATACGAAAATTTTTGGAAATGGAATTATTGGCTTGTCCCCGCTAAGTCATGCGGCTAATTCGCTGGGGATTTCGATTGCCGCAGAAAATCGGATCGGGTCCGTTTATAAAAATGGCGGTAAGCCTACTGGCGTTTTGACCATTGACAAGGTTTTAAACAAAGAGCAGAGAGGTAAAATTAGGGAAAGTATGTCAGAGCTTGCAGAGGGCAATGACGATAACTTGTTTGTACTTGAGGGCGGAATGAAGTATTCGCCAATCAGCATGACGCCGGGAGACATTGAACTGCTTGAATCTCGCCGGTTTCAGCTTGAGGACGCGGCTCGATTTTTGGGTGTTCCTTCTGTTTTGATTAACGATACGGCGGGTTCAACCACTTGGGGCAGCGGCGTTCAGCAGATTATTGAAGGTTTTTACAAGCTGAATTTGCGTCCTTATTTAGAGCGATTTGAGGCGGGTATTCGGGCTAATCTAATGAGCGCCTCTGATTCTCAAAAATGGTCGGTTGAGTTTGATTTTGACGCTTTGTTGAGGATGGATCAGGCGAGCCGATTTGATGGATATGGTAAAGGGATTCAGGCTGGCGTTATTACACCAAACGAAGCAAGAAAGCTTGAAGGTTGGGAGCCTAAAACAGGTGGCGATCAATTATTAGTCAATGGTACAATGGTACCGTTGGATAGTGTCAGGGGAAGACCAAGCACAGGGGTTAATGATGGGCGATGAATTAAAAGTTAAAACGTTGGCTTTAAGCGAGTGTAAAATTAAAGCGGCAGAAGATGGCGTAATGAGGTTTTCCGGTTATGCCTCTGTTTTTGGTGGGATTGATGCTTATGGTGACACGATTGATCCAAAAGCTTATGATGAAACACTAAAAAACCGAGAGCGCCCTATTCGAATGCGCTGGAATCACTATGGCTCGGTTATTGGAAAGTGGACAAAAATTGAAGTTGATGAGCGCGGTTTATATGTTGAGGGGGAGTTAACGCCGGGCCACAGTTTGGCAAAAGACGTTTACGCCAGCCTAAAACATGGCGCAATTGACGGAATGTCAATCGGTTATTATGTTCGCGGTTATGAAGAACTTGAAGAAGGCCGGACGCTGTTAACCAAAATTGAATTGATTGAAATTAGCGTTGTAGAAGAACCCGCTGACGCGATGGCGCTGGTTGGCGATGTGAAATCAAGGGTTGACGAATGCGCAAATTTAAAAGATATTGAATCAGTCCTGCGTGATGCTGGGCGTTTTAGTAGGTCAGAATCCAAGGCAATTGTTTCTCAGATTAAGGCCATTTCTCAGCGTGATGCTGAGAAAGAAAGGGAGATTGGAAGCAATCTCGAAAATTTGTTTAAAAATTTCAGCATCTAAAGGAATTAAAATGGACACGGAAATCATTCAAAAAGTCGAAAAGGGTTTGCAAGCGGTAACTCAAAAAGTTGATGAGAAACTTGAGCAATATAAATCGCTCGCAGAAAATAGCGAGAAGGCATCTACCGATCTTAAGCAAGAGCTAAAAGGCTTGCTAGAAAAGCACAACGATTTACAAACTGAGTTTCAAGAGTTGGCGCAAAAAGGTTTTAAGTTGGCCAAACAGGAAGTCAACGAAACATTGGGCCAGGAGTTTGTAAAATCCGCTCAGTTTAAAGACTTCAAGGACGGTCGCACGAACAAAATCCGTTTGGAAACCAAAAACACAATTTTGGGTGAGAGCGGTTCACCTCAAGCGCCTGACGGTGTATTAGTTCAAGCTGATCGCTTGCCCGGTATCGTTGGCGGCGCATTCCGCCCGTTGACCATTTTGGACTTTGTTAACCGTATTCCAACTACATCAAACGCTACTGAGTATGTGCGCGAAAACGTATTTACCAACAATGCGTCTGAAACGGCTGAAGGTGCATCAAAGCCAGAAAGCGATTTGACCTTTGAGCTGAAAACAGCAAACGTGAAAACCATTGCTCATTTCATTCGGTTGTCAAAGCAGGTCATGGATGATCAGCCTGCACTTGAGGGTTACATTGACCGTCGTTTGAGACATGGGGTTCAAAACATCCTTCAAACTCGATTCATCAACGGCTTGGCGGCTTCTTCTCAAATGTCTGGCTTGCTAGATACTGGCAACTCGACTGAGTACACCGCGCTAACTGGTGACAATAAGATCGACTTTGCTAACCGTTTGAAGTATGCGGTAATTGCTGCCGACTATATGCCGAGCGTTTACATGATCAATCCAGCTGATTGGTCGGCCATTGAATTGATCAAGAAAGGCGCAGGTAATGCCTCTTATGTTGGCCAAGAGGGCGCGGTTAGCTACCTGGCTAATGGCTTGGTTCCGATTCTTTGGGGCCTTCCTGTTGTTGCCTCAAATGCGGTTCCAGAGGGTACATTGATTTGTGCCGCGTCCGACGCAATGGCATTACGCCCACGCTCTGATGTTGTTGTTGAAATGTTCGAGCAAGATTCCGACAACGTAACCAAGAACCTTATTACGGTTCGCGGTGAGTTGAGAGCGGCAGCCGAATTCTACCGACCTGCTGCTATCCAGTACGGTACATTGCCAGCTTAATAAACCGGGGAGTTGCGAGGCTCCCCATTTTTTTGCGAGTTAGTATGAAAATAAACGTGAAAGCACTAAAAGATTTTTCGAGCATAAATGCCGGAAATTTTTCATGTGGTGAAGAGCGCCCAATTGACGATTGGTTAGCCAAGCAATTGCAAAATTCTGGTTTAGTTGAGATCGTTGTCAGTCCACGCCAAACAAAAGTTATCCCAAATGATTTTACATCGGGGCCAGGCGAGAATGGTTCATCATCGCAAGTGGCCCCAGCCTCACAAAAAGTGATTGCGAAAGAATCAAAAAGTGGCGAGAAGAAAAGCCGCAAAAAAGAGCAGTAATTGCAATTAACACATCATTTAGGCTGGCTGCTTGGTGTGATGTTCTTTATGCGTGTGATTTTCCTTGGTGGCAAACCCATTTAAACGAAATAAACGAAACGTGCAAAGCCGTCCGAGTGTCATACAGCAGCAGGGCTCACGAAGTTGGTGCAATTAGGGTCCAAGGTTTTAGTAAGCCGGGATTAGGCCGTGAGGTAATGAATTTGGGCGGAAATTCAGGTTATCAGTCTTTAAATTTGGCTTATCTTTGGGGCGCAAAATGGGTTGGTTTGCTCGGCTTCGATATGCAGGCAACCGGCGGTGAGTCGCATTGGCATGGTGACCATCCAGCAAAATGCAGAGGCGGAAACCCTCAGTTCACCCAATGGTTGAAAAACTTTGATGTTTTGGCGTCTGATTTAGTCAATGAAGGCGTGAAGGTTTTCAATTTTAGCCGTGAAACAGCTTTAAATTGCTTTGAACGTAGGCACATTGAGGGCTTGAAATGATAATTCAGGGAATGTATGGGCTTGGTGATAATTTTTACCAGAGGGCAATCATTCGAGAGCTTGGCCCTGTTAGCTTATACACTCCATGGCCTGAAATTTACGCTGATTTGCCTGTTCGGTGCTTAAAACCACAAACGACGCTTCGGACTCAAAAAAAACACATTGAAAAATCAAACTTTGATAATTTTAGACCGTCTGGGATAAAAAAACGGCTTTTTTATGACCAAAGAGGCACGATAATTGAGGCTCTTGAGCGTTCAATTGGCGTAAAGAATGCAAATTTATCAATAAAAATGCCGCGTCTAGGACTGAAAAAAAAGAAAACTATTATTGTCCGCCCGTGCACAGTTAGGGCAGAGTGGCCAGCAAGCGCCAGGAATTGTGACCCTAAATACCTATGTCAGGCAGTCGAAGCGCTAAAAGATGAGTTTCACATTGTTTCCATCGCCGACTTAGAAGATGGCAAGGAATGGATAGACGGAGACGCGCCGTTTGCCCATGAAAAATACCATGCCGGTGAGCTTAGTTTGACCGACATTATGACCCTACTTGAGTCAAGCGCGGGCTCTATCGGCTCGGTTGGGTGGCTTTTACCGGCAAGCATGGCATACAATCTTCCCATGCTGTGTATTTTTGGCGGGTGGGGCTCATCAAATTGTCCTGAAAGGTTGTTTGATCCAAGAATTGATGACAATATGATTGTTAAAGCCATGCCTGACAATTTTTGCATGTGCTCTCGGCATGACCACAAATGTGATAAACAAATAACCAACTTTGAGAAATACATTCATGAATTTAGATCAATTGCGAGAATTGGCTACAAAGCTTGATATTCTTGTTTGGCTCCCTGAAGTTGGCATCGGATACTATCCGGTAAAAGAACAGCCATATGATGCTGATTATTGGGCAAAATACAGGGAAATGGATCAATTCCCATCCGGGGAGTATTTGACTGACTTTAGGATTGAATTTACCCAGGTTAACGATGTAAGTTCAATGGTTGATGTTGGTGTTGGCGGCGGTCGGTTTTGTGAGGATATGGATTGCGCTGGATTTGACATTAACCCCAAAGCAATTGAGTGGTTAAAAAAAGAAAGGCGCTGGCATAATTTGCTAATGAGTGAAAAGCAAGTCGATCATTTGACGTTCTGGGATTCTCTTGAGCACATACACGATCCAAAAACAATTTTATCCAGGGCAAAAAATAGCGTTTTTGTTTCCATGCCAATTTACGAAAGCGCAAAGCACATATTGGAAAGTAAGCATTTTCGCAAAGATGAGCATTGTTGGTATTTCACCGATGATGGTTTAAAATGGTTTATGCGTTTGTTTGGCTTTGAATGCGAGAGGCAAAGTATGGGCGAACAATTGTATCGAGAAGACATCCACACCTACCACTTTAGGCGCGTAAATGGTTAAGAGAATTCAACGAGCAGAGCCATCAACAGAGCCAGTCACATTGGCCGAGGCGAGAGCCCATTTGCGCCTAGATACGTTTGGAAGCCCTCCTGCACACCCAGAAGACGATCTAATCTCGCTTTACATATCGGCGGCCCGTCAATTCTGTGAAGATTACCTGGGGCACTCAATAGCCTACCGAACATCTGTTATTTATTTTGACCGTTTAAAAGATGGCTTTATTGATTTAGACGAATGGCCGGTCTCAAGCATTGATCTTTTTGAGTATGTTGACTCAACTGGTGCAAATCAAACTTTGTCTGCATCCTCTTATATATTGGACTCAGCAAGCGCCCCGGCTAGGGTTTATTCGGTTGGCGATTGGCCGAGCGTTAAAACGAGCGTCCCAAATGTGGCCACTTTGACCGTTACGGCTGGATATACCGACGGGCAAAGCCCTAATCCACACCCAATTCCAAAAAGCATTAAAAATGCAATTTTGCTAATGGTTGGGCACCTATACGAAAACCGCCAACAAGTAGGCCAAAAGATGGACTCATTGCCCTATGGCGTTGAGGATTTGCTGAATCTGCACAGGACAAACCGGGGGCTTTGATGAATATAGGCCGACTGGACAAGCGCGTAACCATTCAGAGCAGGACTACCGTGAAAGATGTGTACGGCCAACCGCTTGACACATGGTCGGACATAGCCACGGTCTGGGCATCAATTGAATACATTGGCGGTCGTGAAAAACTCCGGTCTGGTGTAGTGGACGCAAGCTTAGATGTGACGGTTGCGGTTCGTTATTATGAGCAGTTAACCCCACCCAAAGATTCTGACGGCTGGCGGATTGTTTACGTTGCCAGAGAGGGAACAAGGTATTTATCAATCTTGGGTTCAAGAGACTTGCAAGAAGAGCGCCGATTTATCGTGTTTGATTGCAAAGACGGAAGCGAGGTGCAATCTTGAGCGAAGTAAAAATTGAGGGACTTGCTGAACTTGACCGACAGTTAAAAAAACTTACCGGGGCGGTTGAGGGGAAAATTGTTAGGGCTGGTTTGAATGCGGCAAACAGAATTATTAGAGATGCGGCAAAAAATCTTGCACCTGTTGATGATGGCGACCTTAAGAAGTCAATTCGTGTTTCTAGTAGGGTTGATAAAAGGCAGGGTAAAATTACATCAAAAGTTGTAGCGGGCAATAAAAAGGTTTATTACGCTCATTTTATTGAATACGGCACAGCAAGTTATTACACGGGTTCAGGTGATAGCAAGAGATCTGATTATAAGATTAAACCAGAAAAAAGAGGGGCTTTAGGGTTTGGTTCTGTGGTTGTTGAATCTGTTTCTCACCCTGGGGTAAGACCTCAACCATTTATGCGTCCAGCATTTGATCAGAATGTAACCAAATCATTAGAAGAATTTGGAAAAACGATAAGAAAAAGAATTGATAAAGAATTTTCAAAGAAGGTGACTAAATGAACCCTGAGATCATCATTGCCACCTGGCTTCAAGATGCAACGGTTTCAGCGGTGATTGGGGATCGCTACGCATCCCCTTATTTGCCTTCAAACTCTGAGTTCCCCGCGCTTGTTTACAATTTGGTTGATGCAACACCTCAGCCATTTGTAGCAGCGCAAGGCGAGCGAGAATTGGCGCAATGTAGATTTCAATTCAACCCCATTTCGACAAGCATTGGAGAAGTAAAGCAGATTGCAGATGTGCTAAGATCATTGTTTGATTTTAAGCACCATCAAACAATAGCCGGGAAACTTGTTGTTTCCATGCGTTTAATTGATGTCGGCCCAATGGAAAAAGATTCAGAGTCAGGGTTGTTTATGCAGCGGTTTGATTATAGAATGTTTTGGTACGAAACCTAATAGCTATGGGGTAATAAAATGACTGTTTACACTTCCGCAGGTTCAACTCTTCGGGTTACTGCATCCGCTCCAGCAACGTTTGACGAATCTGGATATAACACCTTGTTTACTTCTTCACCTTTGCCTTCGCTAGTTGGCGAGATTGAGGATTATGGAGAATTTGGCCGTGAATACAATTTGGTTACTTTTAACCCGGTTGACACTCGGGGAACAAAGAAATTAAAAGGCTCATTTAACGAGGGCTCAATTGCTCTAACTGTTGGCCTTGACACCGACGATGCGGGTCAGATCCTAATGAAAACCGCCTCTGATAGCGATGATGATTATTATTTCATGGTCACAACCCAAAACGGTGACCGTTATTTTTTCGCCGCTAAAGTGATGATGTTTAAAAACGTTGTCGCCGGTGTTGATGACATTACTCGGGCAAACATTACTCTTGAGATCACTACTAACGATGCTGGTGTTGGCATTGTAGAATCATTGGCCGCATAAGGGGCCGTAAACTAGCACTTTCCTTGACTCTGGCCGATCCTCGCAACGGCTGGGGTCTTGGTTGGTGCATAAATTGCGAGGTTAATAATGAGCAACATTGAAAAAAATGAATTCGAAGAATTTTTTCTCTCTGAAACAGCCGTTTTAGAAGTTGAAACCCCCACGGGTAAGCCGCTTTTAAGAAACGGCCAGCCGGTAAGAATTCACGTTTATGCCCCAGGCTCTTCTGAGTACGAAAAAGCAAAGGCTGCTCTTGATTCAGCAGCAACGCGCAAGGTCTTAGCAGCATTGGGTAAAAATGGGAAAAAAGAAGAGTCTGATGACAAGCAGGCTGATGTTAATTTCTTGGTTTCAGTTACCAAAGAAATTGAAAATTTCCCATATCCAAACGGATCCCGTGGTGTTTATTCTGAGACAAGGCTTATTTATATCAATAAACAAGTTCAAGCCTTCCTAGGGGACATGGCCAATTTTTTTGGCGGTGCTCAACAAGATTAATCGATTATGCCAAGCAATTGGCTTGGTATAGCGTAACCCCAGAAAAAAGGAAAAAATCCCGCCTTGATGATTTGCGAGATAGAGGCGGGGTGCCTGATCTGCCTGATATTGATGACCTAGAGTATTTGGTTAAGGTTTTAGAGCGTTGTGGGGTTTGCAAGTCTGGTTTTAATGGTGTTGAGCCGCTTAACTCAGTTGATGTCATGGAGTGGCAACGCGGCACAAAATACCCTCTTTCGGGCTGGGAGTTCCAAGCCATTATTGACGCCTCAAGGGCTTATTGTGCACAGTACCATCAATCTAAAGATCCACTAACACCCGCTCCTTATCGAAGTAAAATTGACTTTAATAGAGAGGTTGTATCTGATAAACTTACATTAGCGTTTAGAGCCCGAATTAAGTCTGACAAGGAAAAGGCAACCAAATGACCACAGTAGCCCAGCTTACTATCCAAATGGCCGCAGACGTAGCGCGGATTAAAAAAGACATGGATAGGGCGCAATCGACTGTTAAAGGGTCAATGCAGAAAATTCAAAAGTCGGCAGCGGTGGCCGCTAAAGCGCTAGGCGCTATTGGCCTAGCGTTGGGGGCAAGAGAGCTTATAGGCTTGGTTACCGGCCTAGGTGATGTTGGTAGGGAGCTTACCAAGTTAAGCAGATTGAGCGGCACTTCGGTGGGTCAATTTCAAGAAATAGCATTTGCCGCAAAAACATTCGGGATTGAACAAGAAAAGCTTGGCGACATTCTAAAAGACACCCAAGATAAGGTAGGGGATTTCCTAGCTACTGGCGCTGGCGGGATGGCTGACTTTTTTGAGAACATCGCACCCCAAGTTGGCGTGACGGCTGAAAATTTCCGTAAGTTAAATGGCGCGGACGCATTACAGCTTTACATCACAAGCTTAGAAAAAGCCAATTTATCTCAAGCAGAAATGACCTTTTATATGGAGGCCATTGCCAGCGATTCGAGCGCATTGATCCCGCTATTTGCCGACAACGGCAAGGCTTTGAAAGAGCTGTCAAAAGAGGCTGACCGTTTGGGCATTGTGCTCGACAAGTCGGCACTTGAAAAGGCCAAGAAGCTAGATATTGAAATGCGTAAATTTGAGGCCACGACTGAGGGGCTGTCGCGCTCAGTTGCTATGGCTTTGATTCCCGCCATGTCATCAATTGCGCAAGTGTCTCAAGACATCATCAGGGAGTTGCCCAGATTGGTCGATGAGTTCAAGCCTTTTATGGTTGGTGGTGCGGTGGTTGCTGGGCTTTATACGTTGCCAACGATCATCAACTCGATTGCGCTTGCAATTTCAAGTCGATTAATTCCATCATTGGTTTTATTGGCACCTTACGTCGCTGTCTTTAGCGCGTTGACTTTGGCTGCGGGTGCGGCCATCAAGGTGTTGAACGCCCAATCCGAGGCATTGAAAGATGCTGATTCTACGGCGCGGCGTGTTGTTAACCTTCAGAAAGAAATCGAGAAAGCGCAGGCTTTGATTGATGCCGGGCAAGGTTCGTCTGTCACCGTTGAGCGCTTGAAAACTATGAAGGCTCAATTAGTTGAGGCCGAAAGTGCGCTGGAAGCATTCAATCAATCCAAGCAAGTGGCGCAGGTTCAAGACCAGCAGAATATCGAGCAACAAACGACCATCATTCAAAACGCCAAAGACCGCGAGAAAGCCGAAAAAAAACTTGAAAAGGCATTAAAAGAAAAGCAAAAAATAGAACAGAAAGCGCTTGAACAGTCCATTGATGTGATCAACGCTGAGATTGACCAAGTTGATGCAATCCAGGAGCAAATTAAGCAGATCACCGAGCAAACGCAAGCCATAGGACTTAATGAGCAACAGCTGCGCGATTTGGAGCTGGCGAAGATTGACGACGCGATAGCAACAAAAGAACAGCGTATTGCCGCCATCTCATTTGGCGATGCAAACGATGATTTAATTGCTGCGTATAAAAAGCAAATAAAAGCACTTGAGGAGCTAAAAAAAGCCAAAAAAACTCAATTTGACAAGCAAGAAGTCCAAAAAGTCATTGATGCAAATAAAGAAATTGCCGAACAGTTTGAAAACGATCTAATTAGCGCTTTTGAAACGGCTTTTAACCGTGTCGGTGATTTTGCTGAATCGTTTAAGCGGGATATTGAACAGCAATTTAGCTCGATGGTGTTGCGTCCGACTATTCAAGCGGCAATGAGCAAAGGCGGTTCAATTGGAGGTGTTCTTTCGGCTAACCAGGGCACGATAGCATCCGCAATAACTGGGGCCGGTTTTGGAGGTCAGGCCATCGCCTTGCAATATGGGCTTGAAAATGCCGGGTCAGTTTTGGCAAAGTTTTCAGGTCAGACAACGGCGCTTACCGCAGAACTTGGTGCACTTGCATCAGATTTAGCCACTTACGCCGGAGCGATAACAGCCTTGTTAGGAGGTGATCCAAAGAAGGCTGCGGGCGCTGCAATTGGAACATATCTAGGATCATCTTTTGGTCCGATAGGATCAGCAATCGGCTCGTTCATTGGCGGCTCATTGTTTGGCGGGGGCGGGAAAGTTTCCGCTCAGTTACTAGATCCGAAATTTTTGCAGGACCAACAGGACGCTCTAAAGTCATCGTTCCTTGGTATTGTTCAAGGAATTGGAGGTCGTGCTGCACCTGCTGATTTCTTTTTCACGGGCAGCACAGGAAGGCAAGGACAAAATCCTAATTTTATTCTTGGTTCTAGGCTTGGTGGCCAAGATTTATTCAATACATACCAGAGCAGGGCCGGAGAGACAGGAAACAACGGAACATTCTTGGCCGGTGAAATTGCTTTAAATGCTGAAAATATGGCGCTTTTTGGCACGAGAGCTATTGTCTCCGCTCTTCAAAATTCAGATTTTGTAGACAACATTGACCGTCTTTTTGATTCGGTTGATGTTCGAACAGCAAGTTTAGAGGATTTGAACGCGCTGCTTGCTGATGTTCTGATGCTTGATTATGTCAATGATAATTTTACTCAAATGACAAATGGTTTGAGGCAGCTTTCCGGTGCATCTGCTCAAACAGTTAAAGAATTTTTTTCAATGATTGGTGGGATAGAGGGTCTCCAGCAAACTTTAGGTTTTTTTGCAAAAGAATTCACAAGTGAGGAAAATCAGCTTAAAAATTTGACTGATAACCTTAATAGATCATTGGCAGATTTTGGGGGCCGTTTATTTAGCACTCGTGAACAGTTTGTGAATTTCTTTAACTCAATTGGGCCCGATGCGTTTGCTCGTGTTTCTCAACTGTTGCCAGCAATTGATTCGTATTATGATGCGATTGAAAAAAGGCAAGAAGAGTCCACAAACATTGCAATCAGGGAAATTGACAGAATCAGAAACGCTGGGCTGAGCATTGCGAACTATTTACGCAATCTTGAGACAAGTGAAACAACTTTGAGCCCCACTCAAAAGCTGGCGGCGGCTCAACAGCAGTTTAATGAGACTTTAAGCGCGGCTCGATCCGGAGACATTAACGCGCTTGGAAACCTGACAGACTCAGCTGACACTCTGCTTAATTTGTCACGTGAGTTTTTCGGATCGTCAAGCCGGTTCAAGTCAATTTTTGATGTTGTGACGGGTCAACTTTCAGCGGTTGCCGCCCCGGCTTTGCAGGCAGACTCAAGCCAGAATGTTGTCGGCGAGCTTCGAGAGTTGCGAAGAGAGATCAGGGAGTCCGGCGACTTGGTGCTAACGGTGGTCACGCCAGATGGGCGAATAATCCGTGAAGAAACGTTGGCCGCGCTTCGTGAACGATCTAGGCGCGGGGAGTTGGTTATTTACTCGGATGGGGTTAAATCGTGACCTTAGAAGAGTATTTTCAGACCCCACAAGCCGAGCGAATATTGCTGATTGAAATTGTCCGCAATGATGTCTCATCGACCACTTACTATCTGAGTGACTCAGATTACATCACAGAAAACGACGATACACCGGCAAACCTTTTTTATTCGCCGGTGATTGGCGGAACGGGTTTGTCTGATATTCGCAAGGTTTTAAATGATCCATTTAGTGGGCAGGCATCAACCGGGTTTGGTGAAATAACGCTTGTTGACGACCAAGTGTGGACGAGCATAAGCGGTTCGTTTTCAGAAGAAACAATAAATTTAGTTCGAGGGGCAACAGTAACCGCTTGGCTTGCTGGGCCTCCTCGGGTTTACTCAAGAGCCGATGCAATCCAGCTGCTTAAAGGAAAGGTTGGGCGCGTTGGAGGTAGCAGCGACGGCAGCCTGAGGTTTGAAATAGTAGATGGATCACAAGAAATACAGAGACCAATTGTCACCGTGTCAGACAAGCCATTGTGCTTTGGGTATTGTCGCAACATCCAACCATTTTTAACCAACCCGGCATCGCTTGAATATCATGTCCATGATGGTGCGATTGAAGCCGTTGTTGCCGTTTACGACCAGGGGGCATTACTTACCCTTACCACGGACTACACCGTCGATTTAAGCACGGGGAAAATCACACTAACAGGGTCCCCGGTTGGAATTGTGACTGCAGACGTTAAAGGCGCTCAAGTAAGCGGCACTTGGCTGGATTCAACGGAGGAAATAGCTTCTGAATTAATTTCCAGATCAGGCGTGAGCATTGCTCAAACGTACAACATCCCAACCGGTGTTGTTGGTCTTTATGTGACGGAATCCACGGCGCTTGGCGATTTATTGAACCGGATTATGGTTTCCTGCGCGGCGTATTGGCTGATTGACGAAAACAACGAATTTTTGGCTGCTCAATATCCGGTCCCTCAAGAAAGCGCGGCGGTCGGTTCGTTTACCTCGTTGTCCGAATTGTCCGAGATCCGCTACCAAGCAGAGGATCGTCTGTACTCGGATTTAAATTACAGCTATAGAAAAAACTGGACTCAGTACCAAAGCAGGCCAGCGGCAAGCACAGCGCAGGCGTCATTCTCTGAGCGCCTCTATTTGTCTGCGACTGAAACAGCCGCAGGTTTAGATTCTGAGCTTGAGTATCAAGAAAGCCCGTTTTTTGAAACTTTATTTGATGAACAGGCTGACGCTCAGGCGGTTTCTCAAAGATTGTTGAGCATCTACGCACAAGAGCGTAAACTATTAGAGGTGGATTTACCTTATACGGCGGCATTAAAACTCGGCGAAAATATATCGGTAGAATTTGGAGTTGAGCTGATGATTGGCGCGGTTGTTTCGGTGATTGATATTTTTGACGGCGGGTATCCAATTCAAAGGGTTATGATTCTGGTATGAGTTCTCTTTTTTTATTTGGTAGCCAGTCAGACGACACAGACGTTTTAAGCGCGTCTAGTGAGGCATTGCCAGTTGAGAACATCCAAAACACCAAGAGGTCAAAGCCTTGGCGTTCTAGTTCTGGAACAACCTCAAACATATCCTTGCAGTTGGCAAACCCTTTGTCTGTTGACCACATCGCCTTTGTCGATCTTAATCTGACGACAGCAGGGGAAATCAGAATTCAGGCATGGGATGACGCTATCGACGGCTCAACAAATACAGTAGATGAAACCATCTCGCCAACTGTCTACACAAGCGGAGAGCCCGAAGCGGCGGCTTACGGTGACGCAGATTATGGGGTCGGACTGTATGGATTGAACACACCCATTGAGCAACAATTGGGGAAAAATATAACAATTTTTCCTATTGGGTCCAATATATCCTCAGCTTATTGGAAATTTACGTTTACCGATGACAACACCGGTTATCAGCAATTGGGGCGATTAATAATGGCCTCAGCTACAACTTTTGAGAATAATTTAAGCCATGGTTACAACCTAAGCAGGCAAGAGAGAAGCGTTGCAAGGGAATCAATAGGTGGGCAACGTTATATACAAAAAAGGCCATCTAGGCTAAACATTTCTGGCAAATTTCCCTACATGACCGATGTTGAGAAAATTGATTTTTTGTTGAAATATCAGGACATTGTAAACAGCGATCCGTTTGTTTATTCGGTTTATCCAACAGCCAACAATAAGGGCTTGGTGCATACTTTATATGGTCGCTTTGATAGTGTATACTTATCTGAAATCTTTTACCAAAGAACTGACCTTGATTTCAAGGTTATTGAGGAATTGTAATGGCCGACACCACAACAGATTTATACGGTTTTACCCAGCCAGAAGTAGGCGCAAGCCGAAACACCTGGGGCACAAAATTAAACAATGGATTGGCCGCGATTGATTTGCTTTTTGGCCGGAGGCTTGGTTTGCTTTCAAGTGTGTCGGGAACAAACACGATCACGGCCACTCTGGGGACTACAATCACGCTGGCGGCTAATGATTTTTTTGTATTGGTTCCGGCATCAAATAACACCGGGGCGGCGACATTAAACATCAACGGCGGTGGAGCCAAAAACATTTATCTAAATGGCGCGGCCCTGGTAGCCAATGTTTTGGTATCTGGCAAGCCCGTAATCATCCGCTACAACGGAACCCAGTTTGATATTGTCGGGGCGCATGATATTGCAAAATTAGGCGCGGCGAGTAATACGTTTGCGGGTAATTTGTTGGTTAACGGCAACTTGCTGGTGGGGGTCGATACCAACACCACGACCACAAGCGCAGAAGGCTTTGTCTATAACAATGGCGGCTCTCTTTTGGTTACTCGGGACGGCGCGCCCCCGGCTTATTTCACGCGGCTAAGCTCTAGCGGGGATGTTGCAGTATTCCGCGAAGGCAGCACCACGGTCGGAATGATTCAATCCAGCGCTGGTTTGGTTAGCACCATAATTCTTGACCCCAGAACGCCAACATCTACTACTGGCGCAGGATTAGGAACCTCTACTGCGGCTATTTGTCCCGCTGATACGTCAGGGCTTACGGACGCAAAGAATAACCTCGGGATTAACACTAATCGCTTCAAAGACCTCTACCTCTCCGGCGGC